GCATTCCAGCGTTGAATTTCACAATAAGATCAGTATATGCATCTCCTGCTGTGCTTTCTCCGCTTTCAACGAATCCAAGTATACGAAGTGGTAGAGTGTTAGTGGTAGCGACTGTACTAGCGTCTAGTGCATTTTTACTTCTACCGATGTCTGCACTTCCTGCTGTTTGTACAACGCCTGCGTTTTTACCAAATGCATCTTTCGTTACAGCACCATCTGCTTGTATTCTGAACTCGACATTAGGATCGTCTAAGACAATCGCTTCAATATCAGAAGCAGCAATTGGTTGGTTGTAAGATTGAGCAAAGGTAAGTTGATTGGTGTTAGGGTCAGTATATCTAACTCCTAAAAAGATACCAATAGGTGTTAATGTAGCAGTTCCAGTATCTTTAGCGATAGTTGTTGTTGCTCCATTATCTACTAGCTTAACGAAATCACCATAGAAAATACTTGTAGCATATCCTGATGCAATCGGAATATGTCTTGTTTTTCCACTAAATGATCCACTAGCTGAAGTAGTTCCTACTGGCTCTGCACCCATAGGTGTAGCTGTTGTAGCCATAACTTACTCCTTAGTTATTAATGTTTACCAAATGTAACCCTTGATTGCCTTTGCGGTTCTAGCATTGGCATTCTAGGATCATTTTCTTTTAAATAATTGTTATCTATGGATTCTACCTGTTGTTGGGCTAAATTATTATAATAGTCTCTTCTGGCTTCCACCATTTCAACAGGAGCTTTACATAGTAATAAACCACCGATTTCAACACATCCATCATCTGCCCATCTTGAGTTTTGATCAACTAAGATTTTGAGTTCAGGGTGATCTTCAGCTTTGCACGCCTCCCATCCTTCCCTAAATCGATATGACACATTAGGGTTATCAGATTGACCTACAAGTGAAGTTCTAATCCATCTAAATACAAAACCATCTTGTGGTTTTGGATCAGGAAGTACTGAAGGTGGTTGCCACGCTTGAGTTCGCTGCGTGTCAGCTCTTTGGTTATCATCACGAGCTTGTCGTGGTGTGCGGCTTACGCCTTCACTATCGGCAGTTTCAAGCACTTCTGCTTCAATTTGATCTTGTTGTTGGTTATTTTTTCCAACTACTTGATCTTCTTTTTGGGTATCTTTAATGTTTTTATTCATTTTCTATCCTTTATAAGTTCTGCCGCATATTGTTCAGGCGTTATTCCAAGTTTCCTTGCGAGAGAAACTTGAGTAGCAGTAAGTTTGACCTTTTTAGGTCTTGCTCCATTATTTCTAGTCGCAGGAGCTACTACATCTTCTGTAGATATTGGCGACTTGCGTTCCTCAGAAGTTTCTGCTACTTCGTTTTCTTGAGGTACGATATCAAATGAATCAGGAAATACTTCCTTCATTCTTTTGTCAATCCGATCATAATACTCATCAGATGTCGGGTCAACATTTTCTTTTACTAGTTTTGCGTGAACACCATATGCGAAATTTGTCATTTCTTCATCAGCACCAAACCAATTATTTTTTTCTTGCCAAGCAATGGCTTTTTCATCAGGTTTTGGAACTGTAGGTTGTTGTGCAGTTTGTGCACTTTGTGGTTGATTTTGTTTATCAGCAAGTTCTTGTTGATAAACTTGATTAGCAACTTGTTGTGGTAATGTTTCAGCTTGTTGTGCTGCAAGTGTAGCATCAGTAAGTATTTGTTGTGCTTTAGCTATTTCTTCAGCATCACCAGCTTCATATGCTTGTTTATATTTTGTTGTTGCTGCTTGTTTAGCAAACTCAGCTTTATCTTTAGCTTGTTTAATAAGTTCTTCTTGACCACTACCAACAAGACGAGCAAGTCGTTGATTTTCATTAACAACTCTTTTAGTATAATCTACGGCTTCATCCCTGAGACGCATAGCTTTTTCTTTTTCTCTTCTTTCTTCGTGATAATCATATTTTAATTTTTGTATTCTTTTATTAGCATTATCAGATACATCTTCAATTTCTTGAGAATTTTCATCTTTGCTTTCTTTTTTCGGTGGTTTTCTATCCTCTTCAGGTCTATCGTCAACCACTTCTATTTCAATATTTGAGTCTTTGTCTGTGCCTACTGTAGATTTGACTCCTAAAAATTTTTCTTCAGTTGTTTGAGTTTCAGGAAGCGGTTGTGCTTCTTGATTCTCTTCGGCTAGTTGTGTTTCAGTCATACTCTTTCAATACCTCTCGGGTCTTCGACAACTGCTTCTACATTGTCATCGTTAATAATTCTGAATTCTTTTCCATGTATTTTTAAGCGTGTACCTGTAAAAGCACGGAAAACAATCCAATCGCCTTCTTTACACCATGCTCCTGATGGGAATTTCTTCTTGTCATCATAGCAATCTTCACCCATTTTTAACACAAAACCTACTACTGTGGCAATCTCTTCCGTATGTAGTTCACTTTCTGTCTTATAAATACCACCAGAAGTTTTATCTTCAGGTGATGGTAAAGCAATTAAAATCCTGTATCCTTTCGGTTCAGGAAGTTGAGAAGCAACTTCTTGCTTTTCTTCTTCTTCTTTTATTTTTCGTTTATCAGTTACTTTTGATAATTTACTTTTTTTAGGCATTTCTGATGGTACTCCCATTTAATCCTCCAAATAACGATTTTCCATAGTACTAATCTCTCGAATAGCAATATTTAAACCTTCTATAATTCCAGTTATTTTTTTATAGTCGTAGTAATCTCTTGCACTTCCGTGCATAAGTCTTTCGCTTAAAGTGTTAATTTCTTTTTGAAGAGTGTCTCTTAAAACACTAAAACTTGTATCTGCCATGTCTCCCTCAGAATATAATTATTCAGTAGTATTATCAGTCGAAATTTCGATTGTTATTTCTGTGTCTTGAGGAATATCTGCATTAAGCATTATCCTAGATGATCCACAAGCCATTAAAAATAATGGTAATATCAATATCGTTAAATTTTTCATTTCTATCCCTTTTATAAATTTTTTTATAATTTACTTCCAATTTTTTGATTATGCAACTCTTTTTGTATTTCTATTGCAAGTTTAACACCTTCAACAAAATCTTGTGAATCAGCATCACCATCTTTAATTGATGCTTCAAGTAACGCTTCTCCTATTCTTACACCAAGTTCTGCACCTTCTATTTTTTGATCTGATTGAAGTTTCATTACTTGTTTTAATACATCAGATTTAATTTTTTGTTGGTTAATAGATGCTTTAGCTTTATCTGCTTCAGCTTTTCTTATTAACTCGCCTTCTTGTATATCAAGCTCTCTATTTCTTTGTTGTATAATTGGGTCTTGCATTTGTTCCATAGCTTTTTGTTGTTGCATTTCAGATTGTTTACGCAATGATAATTTTTCAGCAGCTTGTGCAACAAGGTCTGATAATCTTTTCTCAACATCAGGCGGTAATGGTTCTCCAAGAGGAGGTAATGGTGATCCCAATTCTTTTTCAATATCATCTCTATATTGAAAAGCTAAATGTTCTCTAATATGAGCTTCTGCTGCCATTAAAATACTATTTGCTGATGGACTTTGCTCAACCATTTGAGCGAGTTCAGGGTCTTGCATTCCCGCCATATGAACAGCAATATGTGCTTCATGATCTTGATATTCAAATGCTTTTACAGGTTCATTATTAACCATATTCATATTTTCAAGAACAGGGTCACAAGGTTTAATATCATCTTTATGAGGTATAACCTTATCTACATTTTCAATTCCTAAAACTTCTAACATTTGTCTATGTAATTCAGGCATATCATACATTTCAGGTGATTGTGTAGCTAACTGAAGTGCGGCTTGATACTGCATAATTCTTTGCGACATTGTTGCTGCGTTTGGATTACTTACAGGTATTACATCAACTCTTTTATCAAAGTCTTCTGATTTAATAAAAGTATTAGGGTCTTCTGCATATGGATATTCAGGTGCAGTAAATTTTCTTATTATTTCTGTTAAGATATTGAATTCTTTATGCATTGACGCATGAAGTCGTGATTGTATAGCACTCATAACTTTCATTTGTCTTTCCATTAAAGCAAGTGTAGTTCCGACAGGAGCTTCATTATTCATGTCAGCAATTTTTAAATCGCCTAAACTTGCAAATCTTCTACCTTCATCAACTATTGTTGTAAGCAATGAGTAAAGAACTTGACTTGGTTCTTTGTAAGGTAAGAAAGAAATGTTTTCTGCAATTGTTCCGCCTGGCACATCTACATCTCTAAATTCACCTGGCATAATCGGAGTATCATCACCTTTAATTCTTAATCCTCTTGTTTTTAATCCACCTGGCAAATTCGATAATGTGCCTGCATCTATTAGTTGCCTTAATAAAGATGTTGCAGATTTACTTAACCCACCAATCATATGTATTAAACCAAAGCCATAAAAACCAATGCCAGGTAAGTATTGATAATGAACAAAATGTTGCCTTCTTTTTTTCAAAGGATCATTTTCTTCATAATTTCTTCTAATAGATAATATTTTTGTACTTGATCGGTCAAAAGTAACAATATACGGCAAAGCTATTCCTGTAGGTTCACCATTTGCCATATCTTCAAAACCTTCTAAATCAAGGTCTACTTGCATTTCAAGAATAGTATGCCTTCCATCATTATCGTAAGATGTAGAGCTTTCTCCTGTAAGTTGGTTATATTTATCGGTTATTTCATCGATATCAGGTTCAGGGCTAGGTAATTCACAATCTTTAAAAAATCCAGAATACATTAATTTTTTAATTTCGTTTTCTGTTTTTTTCATTACATGGGTTGCTCTTTCGCAAGTAAGGAGGTCACTTGCTCCGTAACTAACAACAAAATCTTCTGCTGGCACGAATATGGAGCAAGGTCTCCCCATGTTTGAGTCATAATAAACTTTACGGAAAGCTGATCCTGCGAGGGGGAGGGAAAAGAGCAACTTTTCAGTTTCAGTTCGGTACTCAACCATTTTTTCTGTTAGTAAATAATTCATATAATCTTTTATACGATGTGATTGTTTTTCTTTTTCTTCGTCTATTATACCAACAATTTTTGTTTTTACTGGTCCTTCAGCAGGAAATATTTCTGATATTGCCTGAGATTGGAACTTTATTACAGCTTCAGATAACATTGGATGAAAAACACCACAAGCACCGGGCCAAGGTTCTGTTCTGTCATCAACAGTTAATCCTAACTGATCTAATCCTTTAATATAGGTATCTTCCCATTCTGATCGTGATTCTTTATCAGCAAGAAAATGCTCATATAATTCACCGCCTAATAAATCTAATTTATCATCATCTATTAATTCTGCTAAGTTTTCACCAAATCCTGATTCAAGACCAGAAGGAGAATCACCAAACTCAATAATCATTCCTTCTTCTTCAATTGGTG